TCAACAAGTGCGACTGGTACGCGTGTACCAACCGATTGATGTCGTTGCCACCAGTTTACTCTTCTAAAATCAGCATCATCCATAAGTTCATAGTGATCTGAGATGTTTCTAAAATGCTCTTCAAGCCATTCGTTGGCAGCTTTATTTAAGTCATCAACAGTTGTACTGCGTTGCTTGATAAACTGATCTCCATATTTGGCTTGCAAGAAGTGAGCAAATCTGTAACCGGCTACGGCAATTTGTTCTTCGGTTTTATTCTTAAACTTATAACCGTTATCTTTTAGCCAAGTTGCGTAATCTGTAGGTGACAATTTGGCAATGTCACTAACACTCCATAGAGTATCTTCAGATTCCATCATCGACGGAATAGTGACTGATGTAGGCTCAATACTGCTAATTGACCATTCGTCTTTATCCGGATCATACAAAGCTTCATACGTTGTAACGTATTGATCTTTCTGTGCCCTCGATGCAGAATCAAATTCTGTTGTACGGAGGTGATACGTAATGCGACCAGGGTTGTGCATGGTCACCCTAGCGTGAATATGCGTGTCACCAGATGCGTCATTGACTTCAACCGTCTTGCCAATTGGTGATTCATCAGACGTAATTAACTTGCCAACAGCCTCGTCAATCTTCTTGCGAATAGTATCTGGCTGAGTCTGATAATCGACTTGTTTAGCTGTCGCTGATTCTTCCGGAGCAGCTTCAAGCGTGGCCCCTTGCTTAGGTTTAGGTTGTGCAGTCTTAGTTTCTACCTTAGTAGATACTGCCTTCTTTGTGCCAGGCTGAATGTCCATTGATGCCATCAAAGCTGATGCTGGATCAATGTCTGCGTCATGCACCGTAAACGTACCAAACTGCTGAAAGTTAGGTAGTACTACCTCATGACCATACTTGTTCTTGCCGACTACAATGGCATCTTGCGTACGTGCTCTACCACTAAACTGCTTAGTGGCTGGCATCTGCACTTGAATAACAGACCCAGGCTTGATGTCAAGCGTTGAAGGCGTAAACAAACCAGCCTTGTCAATTTCATTGGCAATCTGGTTGTGCAACATATCAATTGCAATCTCACGCTTTTGTGCATCTGGTTCACGAAGGATAGCCTGGCGAGCATCAGCGAACTTGCTTCCAATCTCGCGCCAAGGCTTTCCAAATCCTGCATCAGACAATTGGATGTTTACAGATGTGTCACCCTCGCCAATACGCACGTGGCGTTCAAACGGCTTACGCTGAGGCATGAGGTCGGACAAGCTTTGAGGGAACATCTCTTCGCTGATCTTGCCACGCACCAATGGTTCTGCACCCTTGGTGTTGATCATGGCTCCATTGACACGGATGTGAGTTCCATCAGGCAACGCAACCATGTATGCGTTAGTAGCCTTACCGCCGAGCTTATTGATGACCCTCGCAGGTATAGCATCGAAATTAGAGTCTAGCGACACGGTATCTGGGAATACCGATTTGTCTGCATTCATAAATACGTCTGGCATGAATGGGGCTGGAGCTGGGTTAGGACGTACGCCCTGGCTTGCCATAGATTCAATCAGACGCTTATTAATAGGCTCGTTACGGATATCTCCGACAGGTACAACGGATACCTGGCTTTTACCAGCCGAATCAATATCACGAACAACAACACCGGCATCACGGGTGATACCAAGAATCATTCGCTCTGTGCCAGTACCCTTGTCGCTGTATGTGAGGATTGGGTTACGGCGGAAGATATTGTCCGTGCCACCAAGGCTGAATGCTGCTGCCTTAGTACGTTCGCCAGCTAATGCAAAGTCGTTGTCTGTGTAGATCGACGCCTTGCGTTGCTTTGGATCGTAAACTGCATACCTAGCACCCTTGATCACAGGGTTTCCTTGAGAATCAGTTGCAGACTCTAGCCGCCCACCAAGGTTAATACGCATCAAGCCTTCAGGTATACGTGTGACGTTTTGTGCAGGTTGCTGACTTGCAGATGGCAAACGCTTTGCCATCCGAGTCAAAGCCGCCTGTGCCATGTTGTCCATCTTGGAATTCATTCCTCCATAGACTGTTTTGCCAAGACGTGTTTCACCTTGCATAACAACGCCCATAGCGCCTTCAGCCAAGATGTCCCATGCTGTTTTACCTGGACCGCCGTTAGCCTTCTCACGATCAGACTGACGAGCTGCCATGACTACGTTCATGGCTCCTTCACCAAACCGCTCACCAAGGTCACTAATCATTTCATTCTGATTACGTACGCCCTTGATTGCACCTGGAAGACCAGCTTGCTTAATTCCGCTTAGTGCTTTACGACCACTAAATCCCTTGACCTTTAGACTAGGTCCAAACATTGCAAGATCTGGTGCTTCTTCACCGACACGTGTAGCAAACGGGTATTGAGTCTGTAGACTTTCACGTGTGGCTTTTAACTGTTCGTTAGCATCACGACCAAGTGCAACGTCAGCGATTTTCTCGTTAGCAAACTCACCAAGATACGAACCACCAACCATGCCAGCAATACCGCCAAGTACGCCACCTAGGATAGCTCCAGGTGCACCAAACCTAGCACCCATCTTTGCTCCGCCAATGGCGTTACCAAGTGCTGTAGATGCCGCACCAAACAATGCTGCCGAACTTGGGGTAAGTACTTTACTGCCAGCAATACCGTATGGAAGTGTAGCAACCCGATTGACTGCACTCTCACCCATAATCTGACCGGAGTCAATGAGCGGGTTACCAGTCTCTTGTAATGCCAAACTTGGATCTTGTCCAAGCATACGGCGTCCTACAGCTTCAAATGGCGTAAGTGCACCTTCTTCAATGCCAGCCGTAATACGACCAGCCTGGTACATACCGATGCCAAGCTCCTTGAGTGGATCCATTCGGAAAGACTTACTAAGGAATGGGACTTCTACTTGACCGGCAATAGGTAGTTGTCTGACTCCACTACGGTCGTTTACAAACCGTGCGTAGTCTTCGGGGTCATAACCCATCTGCTTTAGTTCGTATGCCGACCGTTGTTTTTCGTAATCCATCTCATTACGGAGATCAGCTTTGATGTCCGTACGTTGTTCAGCAATGATGTCTTCGGATAGGTCTGGTCTAAACTCACGACCGGCAAAGTACTTACCTTTGCCATTTTTGTAAAGTTCTACTACGCGATCGGTGCGATACTTTTCAATCTGCCTAGCATCAGCACGATCAATAAGCCCTGCGCTTTTTGCTTCTCTAAACAGATTCTCAAACTGTTTACTATAGAGCTGATCGTCAAACTTTGTAGCATTGTACAAAGCAGTGGTCATACCCTCTTTAGTGTTTACATTGATCGCTTTCGATGCAATGTCTACACGCTGTTGAAGAGGTAAATCTGTCCAAGAACTGGAAAAACGCTTAGAGCTGTCCATGGTTTGATTTTACCAAGAACAGCTCCAATAAATCTAACGACCGAATTGTCTCACTTGTGGACGTGATGCACCTGGTCCAGCATGATTGCCACCAGGTAGTCCTAATGGGTTGCCAGCTTGCTGCCTATTGCCATCTGCATTTGCTTTTTTACCAGATGGGTTTGTTCCAGGAAACGCTGTATTTCGATCTACGTTATTCCTAAGTCCCGCATATGCTGGATTACCAACAGGAATAAACGCACTATCTTGTAGTGTGTCTCCGGTTTTAAAATCAAGTAACGTATCCATAGCACCTTCATCTGAATAACCAGAATCTTTTAATGCCATAAACGAATCAAGAAATTTGCCTTCTCTATCGGCAGACATTTGGCCTAATGCAAAAAATCTAGCTTGATCTTTTTGAAGAGTAGCAATTGAAGCATCAATTCTTGCTTTTTCTCCTTTATCAGTTACTCTAGATTTAGTATCTATAAGTTTGGCTATTGTTATTTGAGTTGCAGTTCCCATTCTCATCGGGTCATAAGATGCCTTAAGCTGAGTCATTAACTCTGCATTTTTTAAACGTCTTTCACCTTGATCCAGATTTGCTGCTTTAAATTGCAAAGCTGCCTCTCCAAGAGTTTTAGCTAGTGAAAATTTATCGGTTTGTAACTTAAATAAACCTTTTTTGTACTCACGATTAAACACAGAGTCATTAATGCCTTGTACTAGTTTTTCCGTCCTAAGTTGAGCTTGTTTTATTACATCGGGTTTTGTTTGTTGCAGGATATCTAAATTGATTTTATTTTTAGCTGTAGCAGCTTGTTTGCCTTCAACGGTTGCCTGATCTAAAGCGCCTAGTTTGTAATTAGCTGTTACAGGAACCTGACCTACTTCAGGTTTTAGATTTTGCTCATATCCAAAATCCCTTTGTTGTTCAGGTATACCTGCCGCTGCTGGCTGATACATATTACTTATTGCACCACCAAGCTGTGCCATTCCGGCAGGATTAAACCCACCCATACCAGCCATCATAATCTTTCTAGCGGCATCAGCCCGTGGATCAAAAGGTGATCGACCAACCTGAGTAAATGTGTTGTCTGTTGGGTTTTGGAATGTACGTGGCTTACCAGGTTCAAGTGGACCCTGTGAACCTTCAAACTTACCTACATCAAGAAGTTTTGAGTTACCCATTGGAGCACCGGCAACAAAACCCTGTTGCGTCATGCCTGGCATAGGTGCACCCGGCATAGTCAATACGCCATCTAGATGCTTCTGCAATTCTTCAGGGTCTAGGACGTCACCAAGGATTTGCGTCTGCCGTGCGCGAGCAGTGTTCCAAGCTCGAAGCTGATCTGGACCTTGTAGCCCAGAGATCATCTTAAGGTCTTCATTCAATGCACTCGATGCCGCAATGCCAGCTTGAGTCCTTAGTGCCTTGGCTCGGTCTGTAGCAGTCAACTTGGCAGTATCTCGACGATCCTGTGCAGCTTCCATTGCGTCTTTGATTTGAAACTGCCTGAAGGCAGCATCTGACAACGCTTGGCTTTTGCGGAAAGTCAAGTCATCTTGCTTCAGCTTAGTGTTCATGTAGCCTTGTTTTTGACGTTCGCCAAATTGCAAAGCACCAAGATAACCTTTACTAAAGCCTTGTAGAGCAGAACCTAGTCCTGAGTTAAATGCCATTTGTTTTACCTACCAGTAAAGTCTGCGCCAAATTGCCGTGGGTCATTAAATCGTCCGGGGTTTCCGTAACGAGGAACGACAGGATATCTATTTTGATTATAATCCTGTTCAAGTTCATCCTGATCAATTGGGTTTTCGTAGTTATATTGTGCTAACCCACCGCCTGGCATTCGTGGTCCACTTCGTTGAAGGCTAGGCATACTAACTTGTGGATTGTAGTTGTTATCAAAATCAGGTGAGAACTGAGGAATCTGTGGATTAAATCCTTGATATGCATCTTCACCAAGTATTTCTCTAGCAATACCTTCAGCATCAGTTGCTCCAGTACGACCAGCATTACCTGTTACTCCAGTGGAATCAGACGATTGTCCACGTAGTCCTAGAGCGGTAAGGTAATCATTGTTACTTCGACGCGACTGTTCCATGCCCATTGCAGTGCCAGCCATACCCATGACTCCACCAATCATGTTGGCTTCACGATCACGGTTCTGTTGTGACATAGCGTCAGCACGTGCCTTCTCTTGTGCATTCAAGTTATAAAGGTTTTGGTCAAGATTCATCATTCCAGATCGACCTTGGTTGTAGTAGTTGTCACCACGCCCAATCTGCGATCCAGCCATGCCAGCTAACGCCTGGATGTACCCAGGTTGCTGATTCATATTGTTCATGGCAGCGTTGTAGCCACCCTGAGCTTGTGCTCCAATAGCAGCCTGATTGATACCGCCAAAGCCAGACAGTGCCTGACCTCCACCAATCATTCCGCTTGTTGCGCGCATACGAGCTTCAGCCGCTCGTCGGGATGCTTCTGTGTTAGCTGCAGCTCCAGCCATCTGCCGGGTGTTGTACTCAGTGGACAGACCTCGATCTGCAAGTTCTTGCATACGACCGATCTGATTTTCAAGCATAGGGTTGTACTTATCCCTAAGTGCTTGTCCTGCGCCCATGTCAGCACCGTACGTGCCGCGCATACCAGCCAGGTTACTCTTAGCTTGACCCATTGCTAGTTCTTGCTGAGATGGACCTTTATTACGTCCACCAAGACCTAGGGATTTACCTAGGCTACTGAAGCCTTTGGAAATCATTGGCAAAGCCGCCATAGCCGCCATACCCATAGGTCCACCCAATGCACCTAGGGCTTGTCCGCCCATAGCACCACCAAGTGCATGGTTAAGACCGTATTTCAGCAGTTCGTTCTTGGCTGTACCCATGCCAGCGCCCATGAGCGATTCGCCAAATCCACGTCCTGACGCCATGCCCATGCCAGCAGAAGCAAGCATTTGACCGTATGGGCTTTTCATAAATGCTCCCATACCACCCATTTGCCCACCACCTTGACCTTGAACTCCTTCTTGGAAATCTTCAGGGTCTTGAGCTAACTGCATCCCACCTAACCTAGGTTGCTTATTTGAACCATAAGGATTAAAAGGATATTGCGATCCACCTTCAGTATATTGCTGATAAAAATTACTCATTACGCCACCTTCACCCATCCGACAAATGAGCTATTTTTGATTCCAATAAACATAGCCGTCTGATACTGCGTAGACAAATTCGTAAATGCAGCCAATTTGTAAACTGTTTCAGAAGACGCCGCATTAATCGTGACAGTGTTAGCAGAGGAGTCGGTTTTCATAATTGCAATTAGTTTACCAATACCATTACCTGCATCCGGTAACGTAACGACTATTGCTCCGGCTGAAGCATTTGCCATAATTAATAACGGAGCATCAACAAAAGTTGCAGATGCAGTTATTACTTTCGTAATCATATTGGCAGCGGTATATGGCAACAAAGGTGTGCCAAAAATACTTGTCTCTTCAATGTCTACAACAGTGACCCCGTTAAGTGATCCAGCGTTAGATGTAGACGCACTACTAGCCGATGAATCATCAGGGTAGAGGATGTCTATTGACATTAGAGTGACCGTGCAATTCTTGCGTCTACACAGTGAATATGTGATGCGTAGAGTTTGTTAGGCGTGTTTGACCACCCGTATACGTTAACTTGCATGACTGTTGCCAACGTACTGCGGTTTACGCTACGTATGGCAAATGTACGGTTGTAGTTTATAGGTATGTACCATGTACCGGTTCCGTGCTTATTGGTTGCAGTTTCATCTTGAATTGCCCAGGTAAAAGCAAAACCATGTTCGGCAGTAATAGATCCTGTAACAGATGAGCTAATTGCACTGCCGTTTAAATTTTTGACAGTAAACGACGATCCAGTTACTGATGACACTAGGTAGTACGTATTCTGAGTTGCACCAGACACTACGTTTTTACTAAGCAATACTAGGTCATTAGCTTTGAACGTATTAGTTGCTGTTACGACAGGCCCAACAAAATTACCTGTAACACCTGTGACTCCAGTGCCTGTAAATATATGGCAGTTAAGTTGAGATACGCGGTTTTGATTGTAGTACGCAATTCCTTCACTATAAGTTTGTCCATATTGCCTCGATGTCATCGACCAGTAAATAGGATTCGTTGTAGTCGTATCCTGCATATCTACATAGTTCGCAAGTTTGTATATCTGTCCATTGGTTCCTAGTGCATAAAAATCTGCTTGGTCATTACCAAAGCTCATAGATACGCCACCAGTAAAACCCTGGAAAGATGATGGAACTGTACCATATACGGGTGACGTAGGTATTGTCCTCCACCTAGTCCAGCCATTGGAGCGAGTATCGTATACGTATACGTATGTATTTACTGAATCACCAACACCAGGAGCGAATACAAACATACGCCCGTTGTGCAGAGCATAACTAATGTTTCTGTATGAAGAAGCTGTAAGATCGGGCGCTCCTGTTGCCTTATCTAGCGACAACATCTTACGAAGTTCGACACTTCTTGGAGTAATGTTTCCGTCAGTGTATTCAACAACTCCAAGCGGACTCTGCCACATTAATCGTCCAAAAACAGATATAGCAGCTCTTGGTGACGTACATCCAGTTGATGCTTCTGTGATCATTGACTGGATGGTAAACGTAGATGGATCCCAACCAAGCAACGGATATACACTTCGCTCTCTAACAACCAGCATTGCGGCTGATGAAGAGTTATTGAAGAACATCTGATCGCCACCGTATGACAGCAACGTGACAATCTTTTCATTGTCAGCTTTCGATGACAGAGTAAAGCTTGTTCCCTTTGCATCATGGATTGGATCCGTTACATCTGGAACAAGCGTTGTATATAACGAATACTCGTTTCCAAAGTTTAGAACCCAGGATCCATAAACGGTGTTTGCTTTAGATACCCATAGACGCTTTTGATGAACGGCTAGTGATGTACATCCATTAGGGAATTGATCACGCCCTGATTCAAATGGTTGCCCTTGATCGTACGGTCCACCTTGATAAAACAAGTCACCATCAGGAACATTGTCAAAGAATGTAATCTCATTCCATGTCCCGGACGTTGTCACTGAATTGACTGTAGATGTCCAGTTAGTTCCACTGCTCGACGCACTGATTGGAACAACAGCAACTAACCTAAATCTACCGTCAGGGAATACGCCGTTGGCTCTTCGGTAAACAAGAATATGGCTGTACTTGAAAGCCGCTGATGTTGTGTATGTTGGGTTATGGCGTAGCCATACCGCATCCGTGCCTGTCCAGGCAGTGACATTCTTGATGGCGAACGACAATGTCGCAGGTACATTCGCTGTTATTACGACTGTACGTCCTGCTGTTCCACCTGAATCAGTATAAGTAAGAGTTCCAGCAGACGTTGATATTACAGCTAACTGACTAGCGGCAGGAATAGTATCTGTTACAAATTCGGTAGGTGATGTTGCAACAACTAGTGGGTACGTGTCCCATTGCATATCAGATGCAGGATTGTCCCTTGGATTTAAGATTACAGACGCCTTACTGTAAGCAGATGTTGTATGAATAGAGTTGCTTGCGTTACACGGCAGAGTTTCAAGTCCAGTTTGATACGTAGTACCCTCATGGAACGTAGGCGGACGCAGGTTTGTTTGATCACTGCTATACCATCGAGTAAAGGTATATTCGTAATCTGTTTCTGGGGTCAAGTTTCCGTTAGCAACAAGCTCTCCAATTGAGAACAGTACTGAGTTGTTGATTACGTCAGGGTATTCAGTTTCACATCGAACATACATATACTGGACGTTGTTACGTTTGCTTTGTGAGATTCCGTAAATCTTCCAGGTCATGTATCCTTTGTCTGGATCGTAAATACCATAACCAGTCCACTCAGGAGTTGTCGCTCCAGTGTTTAAAATTCCTAGGCTGAGATAAGGAAGGTTAGTTTTAATTGCAGTAGGGAAATCCATGCGCAAACTAACCGTGTCTTCTTTAGAGAAATCAGTTTTAGTTATGTTGCTAAATCGTATGCTTGCCCCTCTGATGTACCCAGCGGCTAGAGGTGTTACTGATGTATTAACCTGTTTTGCTCTGATGTTGACCAGCGATTGTGCATCGAGTGCGTTTTGTAAGTCAGGAACAACATGGTCAACGATGCTGTAAAGACATACGTTGTCTAAAAAGATTCCTTGGTCTGAACCAGTAGTTTGAGCCGGGTTTCCTGTGGCAAGTGAAATAGATACTTTGCCTATTGAGCTAGTCCACGCACGAAAGTCTACTACAACACTAACAGCCTTCCAGTCGTTTGTGGACGTAGCCACAACCGGAGAAATGTTTTGCGTGAATACAGCCCCTGGAATAGCTGTACCTGCACTATCCCTACCGGTGACAGTAATGCGAACAGATTGGTTGCGTGGTGCGGTCATGCTATCGTTGTTGAACATGACGCACTTGAATACAAACAATGCAGCTTTCTTAGTCTCGCCGTTGTACGTAAAAGACGGAACTACTTTGTTGAATGAGGTTACGGAGTCTGTGCCTTTATCAAGCAACAAAGCTTTTGTACCGCCTCCGTACCCAAGGATTTTTCCATCCCCTCCGTACCATTCTGATCCACTAGCAGATAGTGTTTTTACAGTAGGGCTACCAGCTGACGTCCAGTAAACTGCACTTGGAACTGCTCCAGAAGTATCACTTTCAAAAGTATAACCAGTTGTTGTAACCGTATTCGTTATTAATTCTGCATCACCAGCATTGGAAAACGTAGCTGTGGTTACAGGGCTACCAGTAGTTGCTGGCGTTAAAAGTACGCCTGTAGGTGCTACTGCAATTGAAATCGCCGTGCCTGATATAGACCTAACGTAATAAGTTACACCAGCCGTAATATTTGTTGGCAATGCACCACCAACATTACTGAATGTGACTGTAGATCCAACTGCAACATATGAGGATACATCTGTCGCACACGTGACAGGAGCTGGACCTGATGTTGCAAACGTAACTGTAGACGTTGCAACTACACTGGATATAAACGCTGGGTCAAAACCAGTAGACAAAGCATTATCAATACCACGAAGCGAGAATGCGTTGTACGTGCCTGATGTTGCTGGAGTAAGTGCAGCTCCACCAGCCGCGGCACTGACCGTCAATGACGATGGAGACAACGTAGCAGAGCGTACATAGTAAACAGTATTGGGGAGTAAAACCGTATCAGTCGAACCTGCAAAAACAATTGGCTCATTTGCTACAAAAGTATTTGTGCCATTTATTGTTGAACTTGCCGCCGTAAATGTCACAGATGTTGCCACTTGAGCGATAGGTCTTATAGCAGATGTAAGCGGTGTTGCTTTAGGCGTAATAAGATCGTTGCCATTCTTGTATGCAGGTTTTACACCAGGAATAACTTCTAGTGTTGTTCCATCTGTTCTGAATACGTTTCCGCCACCTTCACCTGGAACCCCGTAGATGTACTTACCAAACTGAACCATGCGGACTTTTGCTGGATCAGCTATAACAGTTCCAAGCAATGTAGTGCTTGTACCGCCTGTTACAAACTTACGAATATTAGCAGATGTGCCACCGGCTGTACCCTCAGCGTAAATAATAAAGTTAGATGAGTTATCAGCTTGACGATATGCAATAGGCTCATAACTAGACGTAAGCCCGGACAGTGATGTTAGCTGTGCTTGCCAGCCTGGGCGAGTTACGAGAGCACCACCATCATTCCATAGATTTATGGCATCTTGCAGATATCCATCTTCGAGGTTATTAGCCTGGATGTTTGTGTTTATGCCAACAAATCGTCTGTCTCCAAACGTGTACGTTTGATTGACAATTTGTGCACTTCTTGTTGTATCAGCCATTACAACCACCTCGCTTCCATTGATTACTTAGTGTTTGCTCTTTACTAAATTGATTAGGAAGTGACGCTTCCTTCGTAAATGTATTACTTAATGTAGCATCAACTTTGTATTCAGGGCATGGACATAAAACTACCGGTCCGGCTCCACCAGAGTTATAGCCAGTAAACCACCAGAATACTCGTGACCTATACCCTGAAGCCATTATGTTGGGTCAATCCCTGTAACAGGGTCGGCTGAGGCACTAGATGCAACAGTAGCAGTCCACGCAATAGCACCATCCGTTGCGTTGTACACATTTAATGTACTTCCAACAATCTCGGACTTATTACGGAGTGCGTAGAGTGCTTCTTTGACCAAACGTCCAGTGTTAGAACCGCCAGCAAGATTCCGTCCTAGCAAGGTGTCTGCAACTGATTCTTTGTATGCAGTACCCTCGATTGTCGCTACAGAAGAAAAAATGTTTGCTGTGTCAACCTTGATATCTGTAACGTATCGCCCAGCCTGTCCAGATAGGCTGATTCCTGAAATATCTGTCTGCCATGTAGCATTAGCAATTTGCTGTGTCGTATAAACGTGTGTTGCTAGAATAACAAAGTCAACTCCACTAGCCGGAGTACCGGGCAATGCCGAATCTAAGGTCAAAGTACCACCACCCGCAGAACTACTTGCAATCAATGAAGACGTACCCATTAATGCACCACTGATAAATAACACTGTTTGGTCGGCAAACGCATTGGTTACATAACCTGTAAGTCCTGTATTGATAGTTGTTGTCGTACTACCCGCAGTCGTAACTCCCTCGACGGCAAAGTTTGCTTTTTTTAGCGTGTCCATCAACTTGCCAAATGTATTAGCCGTTGTGTAACTTGCAGATAGCGCATTCCAAACGTCATTGGCAATTGAACCAGCAATAATGCGTCCCTCAGAAGGAGTTCCATCACCGCTCATGCGAATCGTAATCGCACTATCAGCAATTGCATCTGCATCAATAGCACCAGTAGCAATAACACCGGAAGTAATACTATTAGCACCTAGATATGCCTTTACTCCACCAGCCGCTGTACTACCAATAACGAGTGCGCTGTCTGCAAATGTATTGGCATCAATTGCGGCATCGGCAATAACACCAGCAGTAATACTATTTACGCCGTGAGATATCTTTACGCCGGTTCCAGTTGTTGCACCAATGATTAATGCACCATCCGCAAACTTAGCATTAGTCAGTGCATCTGTAGCAATAGCCGCCGCATTGATTGCACCAGCCGAAAATGTTCCTGTTGAAATGGCTCCAGCGGCAAGACTATAGCCAGTCTTATCAGACACAGTTCCTGCTGTGACAGCCCCAGCTCCAGTAATAGCCAGACTACTAAAGTTGGTTGGGAATGTAGGTATAGCCGCCATTGGGTCACCAGCATACACGTACCCAATTAACTGAGCAGTCCTAATGTTTGTCCCAGTAATCGTAACAGTCAAAACACCTTGTGTGTCTAGGTGTGTCGCTGTCATTTCGTAATACCAGAGACCACTGCCTATATGGGTAAACGTAGGGCTTACAGGAGTTGTACCGGGCGTTGCGCCATTCTTATTAATTTGGACTACGCCAGACGTAATACTTGACGTAACTGCCGTAAATCCATCCGTACTGCTAACAGCATAAAAGAATATACGTCTCCTGTCTGCTGTTGCCTCACTCTGTTTAAATTGAAACATTAATTAAGCCCCGCATTCAAACCAACTCTAGGTTCTGTAGCCGCACCACCACCAGTACTAGCAGTAATTAAATCAAAGAATGGAACTATTATGTACAGACGTGTATCATCGTCTGTCCAAACACCACTAGCCCAACTACCCGACTTTACAGTCCCGTAAATTGGATGCGTGAATGCAGTTCTGTCAATTGCTCCTGTTGCCAACGGGAATTTCGCACTTACAAACTGTACGTTGTTTCCACCGGGGTTCAGACCAATTACATATTCTGTTCCAGCAGTAAGAGTCTGTGGTGTAATAAACACGTAATCGTGAGTGTTTCCTGTTCCACTGTTATTTTGAATATCGGTATCAATAGATTCAGAATATGTCTCGGTTACTGTAGTGCCAACAATACTACCAACCTTAATATCGTAACCAGAGCCGGTATTAATTTGCGCTCTAAATCTAATGCCAGCAAGCCTTACAGATGCACCCATATTGCTAGGTACTGTAAATCGTGTTCCGTAACGTGTTGTAGTAAAAGCATACGTGTCTGCACCGAGACTATTTATAGGATATCCATACGCCGTAGTAGAACTACGCATACCGCCAATGACACCATCCTGTCGTGCAGACCCACGAGTAGCATATGGAAATTGACTTCTGTTTCCGTGAGCCTCATTTGAGTTATTTAACTGATAGTTTATAGTGACGTTGTTAGACGCATCCCACGTACCAGTAGTTGCAAAACACGTACAAGCAAGAGTCTGCCCACGAGTTACATTGACTGATGCACTTAACGCACCCCAGTAAAATGAACCACCCGCTCCACCATAAGTAATAGCAGATGACGCAATAGTTGCTGAACCCAATATTGTAGAAGGGTTCCCGCTAGCATCTACAGCATTTAATCGAAAACTAAAATCTCCGGGTGTACCGGTGCGAGTATTAAAGTTAAAGCCAACGTGCGTAATAGTGGCGTCTTCTGATGCACGTATGATTACACTGTACTGTTGGTTTGTTGCAGTAAAACTCAGCGTGTTAAAACCTTGAAACGGATTTCCCCATACGTCATTACCTATTAGGGCAAACTGTAAACCTTTCATATTAGGTAACCTTTACCACGTTTCCGTTTGGTTCGTCTGTGTCAAGTGTTGCAGTAATTGGGTATTGACTTGTTTGAATGTATTTATTCATACAAAGCCATACGAGACTATTCGCTGATGCATCAAGTCTTCTGTTTACTTCATCCTCAAAGTCTGTCCTCGTAATAAAAGACGCACCTGTACCATTGTCAAATTCTACATTGACATTACCGTTTGGCATTTCTGTAACCTTAGTAATAGTTGCTGAGGTAGTCATTCAATTATTCACTTAGCTTTAGGATTTTCTTTTCAACAATTGTATTAAACATTTGAACTAGACGTAGTCCCAATGTGCCTAACAGAAATGAAAGACCTAGCATCTCAACTGGCTTTGTCCAACCAATCTGATCAGCTACAAGTGGTGTTAAGTACACAGCAGATACCGTACCAGTGAATACTGTTATAACGCCTTGCATTGTGGTTCTGATTTTCTTCCAATCAGTACCAGTAATTGCTCCAGCCGTTGCAGCTATCAATTGATTCGTGTCAAGTCCAATTTTTTCCATTGCCATCTTATTCCTTACTGAAGTACCGGTGGAATGGAAAATGGACCGCCACCTTGACGAAGTCCAGCGTCCAATTGCATATACAGTTTTATGCGACCCTCGTTGTACCAATTCTTCCAAAATAAACGATTTCCCAAGGTAGGGTCATCAATGTTTTTCATGATCAACTTAGTTGCTACCCAGGATGGAATCATCTGTTTCATAAGATCATCTGGAATAAACGACAAAGATGTTCCAATGGCGTTAGTAATATCGGGTATTCCGTAGCCGTAAAGAGTTACTGGCGTTGCAGTTGCATTTGAACAATAGGGATACAAGCTGACAGAGTAGTTATCCATTCTATACCAATTGGTAATACTTGCAGATGTTGTAACTACTGTAGATGCATAATTCAAATCGTTAGCACGTACGCTTGATTCGGATGCGTGTATTAGCCTAGTTGATCCAACATACGCATCGGTAACAAACCACATAGATGAGTTTGCAGGGGACGGACTTGTAATACCAGTAAGTAACACATTTCTAGTATTCGGTGGAAACGACAACGAAGCTGACACTTGAAATGCTACACACGTACGACAGATCTCTGCTACGGCTTCGCCAATAAAGCCTCTAATAGTGGTATCTGTATCGTTGCCAGCAACTGTAGTGCCATCACCGGCACTCACAACGCCCAAACTGGAGTTAGTTGCTTCGTTGAGCAGCTTGTATGTCTCAGTAGTCAACTGAGCCATTGTAAGAGACATTAGACTGCTCTCCTTACATATGTTGCCGCAAACGATTCAACCATTCCAAGGCGATCAACGTATTGTGCCTGGTACATCTGGAAACCATCAGGGTCTTTAGATTGCATGGCTCGTTGAGCCAGTACACCATAAACCAAACAGTCGTGTGCTACCGTAGGTAATGGGCATTCTGTAGCGTCTGTAATTACTTGCTCAACACCAGCGGAATCGTAAACCCAGTAATCACCGGGAATTGAATATCCCTCAAGCATTAGTCCTTGGGTAATAGCAGCTGCTGGTGGTGGATACACTGCAATTTTATTTGGACCAGTAAACACGGCTACCGTCGGGTAAGCTGATGATCCATCGTTTCGCACCATATCTACTTTGCGATTGTACGCATCGAAGATACGCATACGCTCCCAGGCTCCGCCTGTGTTTTTAACTTGCACGTTACGGATCCTGTACAGATCCGGTGCACAATACTCTGATGTATCAGCAACCAGGTCAAGATACCTTCTGCCGTTATAGCAGTCAGTTGACCTGGCTATCTGATTAGCGACTTCCACAATGAGGAGGTCAAGACCAAACGGATCCTGATCCGAATCAGAACCAAAGTAGTGCCGCCCAAGAAGACGGATACGGCGTTTGATCTCACCTCTAGTCATTAGGAATAAGCTCCGTCACGCCCTGGCGTAACATCACAACGGCTAAGAGCCGATGGGTTTACACCAGCAGGGAATGTTGGTTTAATCCAACCACGTACATACTTGTACGTGTCTTGCACGGCTCCGTATGCATCAATGTATCCAGATGTTGTGTTCAGTGATACGTAGTATTCACCACCAGCAAGACATGGCTGAACAAGGAAGGACGCACCAGCGGTGATACCAAGCGTTGTCAAAAACGCCGGTCCACCAAGAGAGTTGCTGATTGTAACAACTTGCCCTGTGATGGACGATGTAACTGACAGTACGTAGAACTTTTGGACGTTGCCACCGCCAGTGATAATAGGTGGCACTGCGGTATCAACAGCGGCTGTAGCCGCGTTAGTACCAGCAGCAGCAGTACCAGTCCAGTAAACCAGTTCACCTACAGTGTAGTTGATCAAGTTAGTCAAGTACTTAGTAAGAACAGGAGTTCCACCAGCTGTCGGTACAATTGGCACTCCACCTGGAGCTGCAGACAACTGCACTGTAGCGGTAGATGTTGCTGATCCAGCAGTGGCTTGCGTTGGTGTCATACTAATAACGTAATATGGCGTAGCAAGAGCAAATGGAGCAACAGCAGTACCAAAGTAAAGTGCGTCACCAATACTACAAACAGGAGCTGCTGTAATATTTGCCGAACCGTTTGTGACCGTTGCAGTGCTTGTAACTGTTGGATACAAAAGCGTAAGTGGAGCCTGACCAGCGGTAGCAGACATTGTATTTACAATGTGTGTCTTAAACGCTTGCTGATCAGTCGGGCTGGCGTAAATATTACTCCAGGTTGCCCCGTCTTTAGTCACATCAATTCCGAACTGGAAGTTAGATGCAGTAGTTGCAGCTGGAAGCGCAGCATATGTTGGTTGAGCCAACATAAACCGCATAAAGAGGTTGTTGTGTGTTCCATTCTGTCCGAATGGCTCAAGACTTACTGGGGAGCTGTAATACGTAGTAGCAGAGGCCATAGCCGCCGTACCCGCATTCATTACTCCAAGTGTCTGGAGAAGGGCATCTTTTGCCATATTAATCCTTTCAAAAAAGGGGTAGTTACCCACCCCTTTACATCACTTAGAAGAGTGAGCCATCCTGTGCAGTAACAATAGACGCGCTATACGTAGCAGCCGCTTGGGTGATGCCAGTAACCGTGTCAGTCACCTTTATGCGGAACTTAGTGTAGTTGTCCTCTGCATATGATCCAACTACGCCACCAACCGTATATGAAGTGGTTGCCATCGATCCAGCTGGAGCATGAATGCGTAAGAACATTACAACTGCTCCGTCAGTCACAACGCCACTTACGGCTGTCGTTCTATTAGCCACAACATCAGTCGGAGTCGCAGCAATTTGACTCCATGTGCCAGTACTAATAGTTGCAGTAGGTTCTTTACTTGCTTCGATAGAGCAAGAATAGTTAGCAGTCCCAGAACCACCAGCATTAACACCGGTGGTAAGAACTACTACACGAACATAAACACCATTAGCACCGTTGATACCATTTGGCCCAACGTCCACTACGTTAGGTAGCGTTGTAGTCGCACCTGCACCTAGTGCCTTTGTTGCAGTACCAAAGTTTAGAAGAAAATCTCTAGCCATTGGTTACTCCTTATGCAACCTTGATGTTGTAGACACGTCCTACAGCACGTACGTGAGGTGTCCAAAGACCAACACCCCAGTCAAAAACGATGTTATGAAGAACGCCGTTTTCCTTAGACAGACCAAGGTACGTTGGCTTAAATGGACCGCTCTGCCATCCTGTTGCATAGCCGGAGCCATATCGAACAGCATAGATGGATTCAAGACCGGAAGCAGCAGTAGTTTCAACACCAGCTGCGGTTTCGTTTCCAAGGACGTGCGTTACACCGTCTGCACGGCGTCCAACTGAGCGAACAATTGCAGCCTTGTATTTCTCAACCGGGCGATCGAAGGAATCCTTCGTAATGTCGAATCCTGCGCCGATGCCCATGTTCCTGATAGCCCACTCAATACGCCGCTTCAAACGCTCTGATACGTAGAGTACTACGCCATCTCCATCAGGACTGTTCATGTTGTCAAGCAGTTGCTGAATGTACAGCATCATGTTGTTCGCAATAGCAGAAGCTGAGGTAGCTGTCGTAAGGTCTGTACCGTTAGAGTTAACAGACATTTCAGCAGGGATATCGAACTGATCTGGATTGGACAGACGGTATCGAAGTCCAGGAAAACAATCAACATCACCAGTTGCACTGGTAGGGTCGTTGTTTATGAATTTCGTATTGAAATCATAAGCGAACGACTCCATAAAAATCTGAACCTGTGCTTCGATTGGATCAACAATGTTGTTAGGTTGATCAAGAAGTACGTGGTCCACCTGGATCTTGTTACGAACAAGATACATGGATTCTTCGTACTGCTTTGGTTTGCCCTTAGAAACCGTTGGTTCCTCGTTGACCGTTGCCCAGTTAATGGTCGGAAGCGAACCCTGTTGGTTCGTGAACCGAACGCCAACCTGGCGAAGGGATGGAGAGGTTGTCAGTGGAATGTCTTTAAGAGCATTCCAGGTTTTGTGAAGAGCCTTCGTAATTTCTTTTACGAGAGGATCGTTGGAGATGATTGCCTGATCGGCGAGAGTAAGAGCCTGCGTATCAAGCAGGACTGCACCGGATGCGATTGCCATTTTCTTCTATTCCTTACAGAGTTCCACGTCCCCGTTGAATGCCAAGCAATGCGCCCCAACCTGATGCCTGTTGCCGACCGTTGCCTCCACCTGTTGGTGTTGCACGGGCAGCTTGTCCTTGACCTAACGGTTGAGGAGTACGGCGGCTGGATTGCATACGACTAGCAATCTCTGGAACGAGTGATCGAGTTAGTGTTTGCACCTGGTGATGTACAGCTTGCGTTGCCTGGTATGGATCCCACCCAGCATCAATCAAGTTGTCCACCAATTCAGGAGCACGTGCGGCCAGTGGATATTGTTCGTAAGCAGCATCACGCTGTTGCGACAACATATACCCCTGTACCTGTTGCATCTGTTGCTCATAGCGAAGCTTTATAATTTCAGCTTCTTGCTGTGCTTGCGCCAGAGCAGGATCCAACAACTGCGAATCCGCCAACTGTTGATACCGCTGTCTAATCGAGTCTTCTTGATGTTGCTGTTGCTGTTGCGCCAGCATCTGATCGACTTGATCGGCATCTTGAAAGCCTTGGCTTTCCAGTTGATCTATGACTCGACCCCATCGATTTAGTCGAGCTTCGTACTCGGATGCTTGACGTGCTCGCTCGTTTACCTCACGGAAACGCTCGTACGGAACAGGATTGGGGTCTTCAGAACCTTGCTCATATCCCTGCTGTTGAATACCTAAAATTTCGTCGGCTACAGAATTGTAGTCTTCTCCCTCTTCAGTGTACTCACCGTCATATCCATCGTACTCTGGATCCGCGTTCTGACCTTCGTGCTCACCTATCGCCCATTGTGAGTTATCTTCGGAACCGGCGTTATCCCGAATGAAGTCTGTTACCGCGTCACCTAAACCTGTCGCTCCCGCTGGTGAATCGGAAGTTGGTGTCACCATCTCGTCAGGCACTTAGTTCTCCTATTTTAGCACACCAGGCTTTTTATTTTTGCCCTGCTCTTTTGAACTCGATGAGGCTTCTGGTGTGTTGCGAATGCTATTTGCAATCACATTGTTTGCTATGTCGGCAACGTGTTTAGCCGCATAACTTTCGTTCTGTGCTTGGGTTTGAGCGTTTATCTTAGAGATATCGGCTTTAGTCTTAGCATCAATAAGCTGTTGTTGTTTTTGCAGATCTAGTTGAGTCTTCATCTGCTCGGCTTCAGGATTGAATGCAACCTGCTTAGGCTGTGCTTGCATAGCCATTTGTTGCTGTTGCATTTCCATCATCTGCTGTTGCATCATCATCTGCTTCTGTTGTTGCATAGCCAGGACTTCAAGAATGTCCGATGTCTCTGGTAGCTGTAGCATCTTGACAGTAAGAGCATTTGTCTCAGGATCTGTTGGATCTCCAAATAGACCCATCTGTCGAAGCATAACAATCTTCTGTAGCTTCTGATCAGGACTATCTCCTTGAGAAGAACCTGGGATGTATACAACTCGGAATTGACCACCGTTACGGATTTGATCGAAGGTGATTACTCCTTGCTTAATCTCGTTACGTGGATTAATCTGATCGTCCACAGAACCAATGAACGGTGCAACTGCATACTGGTCAACCAGTGCAATCTCCCATTCTTTAATCTTCTTGATAGACTTTTCGATATCTGCTCGGATGTAACTATGTTGCGTATTATCGGCACGTTGCAATAGTCTAACAGATTCTGCTGGCGTACCAGCTTGTGCTAGACCCTGGCTGACATCGTGCAGGCCAGCAATGTCCATCATGTCCTTCTCAAGAGATTGCATAAACGACATCAAGTCTTGGGCAATACCAGGAGAACGAACAATCTGCGGTGGATGACTACCTCGATCGTAATAGATCTTACGAAGGATGCGACTTGTATCGTCAATGTCATCAGCTGTCTTATCAAAAGCATCAGCACCTACACGGCTATTACGCTCAACGTAGACATAGTCCTTTTGATTCTCAAACTGTTCTAGCCAGCGAGAATACAAACGGTTGTAAGCCTGTTGCAAAGAACAGAGGTCAAATCCAAGGCTATGACCGTAAGGAGTTCCTGAGCGTGGTTGCCAACGAAGTGCGATGAATGGAAACTCATCTTTCTTCTTGTATGGCCAGACGCCAGCATATAGCAATGCACTGTTTGTACTTACAATGAAACGCCCGTCAGGATATTGAGATGTTGGCTTTTCCCAGTACTCATAAACAATAGCAGACTTCTTTTTGCTATCGACGTTATTCATGCGGACGCTAGACGGTTGCACCCAACCGTTACCAGATCCGTTAGCACCTTCTAGGTATGCATCTACGTACCCTGCGTTTTGCCCGGCAATTGCATCGGGTCTCACCGACTTACCGGCTTCTCCGTAGTTATCGATGAACCACGACAGGGGCTTCACAGATGCATGGATCATCCATCGGATACCTTGATCGTTTTGTGCAGTTGGATCTGTCAGAATGTTGAAACATGGAACAATCTCTTCTTCAACGTCACCAAGTTCCAGCTCTTCGTAACCTTTTATCTCACCTGTGTCCAATGCCATCTTTGGCATAATGACACGGCTATTTGAATCCCAATAGATTTTTAAAAACGATGTCCCAGTAATACAAGCCCATCTTACACGTTCTTTAGTTTGGGTTTCACGATCAAACTTGCGCGTGTAATGACCGGCAATAAAGTTTGCTTCGTCTGCTGCGTCTTGATCTTTTGGGTTCATGGACAGCGGAACAGCCCTAGCATCAGGAGCAACCTGCGTAAGCTTTCCGACAACGCCATCGATGAGGGGTCTCATCTTGTTGACGGTCATGTACCTGTTTGGTTCAGATGGGTTCTGAAGTTGTACAAGGTTACGAGTCAAGCTATTAATGCGGAACCATTGCCGACCCTCAAAGAAGGCTAAAGCTTGTGCCCATTCAAGTTCAACTTCTTGTCGTGCTCGATAGGTTGTTTCAAATTGACCTTTGACAAAGTTGACTACGTTTACAGCTTCTTCTGGTTGATCTTTAGGGTCAACTTTCCACTTGTTTTGGTCGTGGTCAATACTAAGGTCTTTAGAATCTTCAAGGCTTATGTTGCCAAGATCAAAGCTGCCTGGAGTACCTGAGTTGTCAGGCATCTTAAATGACATTGCACTGGCTTGCATTTCAGCCATACCATTTTGAAGCTGACCTAGACCAGGTGGTTCCATTGGGACTGCCGTTGAACGGTTAAACATCCCTGGAGCTGCACGTTTCTTTGCAAATTTAGGCAATGGGATTCGCATCAAATAAACCTATCCTTTTGACCCTTACTTATGATCCGCTGTTCCTTGTCAAATCGAATCCATCTTAACTCAAGCCAATTTGCCGCTAAAAAACCAGTAGCAATAACTAGCAATAGACACTGAATAATATCACCGAGGTTCATACGTATTTATCCTCGCCGTTGTCTTGTAGCCACATAGGCTTCCATGCATTGAGTTTTGCCGTCTCAGGGCAGGTGACCGGATACTCCCTCCACATGACTCCGTAACGGCAACTGTCCAATGCGTGGTCGCTTTTCGTTCCATGGTCAAGATCTTCTACATCACGTGGGTCTGACATTGCAGCTTTTAGTTCACGGATAAGGTTAGGACAACCGTGACGAAGAATACGGAAACGAGGCATAGTCGATCCGTCTTTCATACGATTTGCAGCTAACCATTCTTTCAATCGACGCCAACCAGCTTTACGGTCTTTGACTGCACGTACTGCTGGTAGACCACGTCTCCACCAAATCTCAACCGGGTATTCACCAATGCGTTGATCGGTCTTTTCTGGAGGGAATGTGTTAGCCCAGTCAAACGCAATAGCCTCTAGCTTTGTCATAAATGCACCATCGTTTTGCCCACGCTTGACAGGTTCGGCATACCCACGTGCTTTCAGCATATCGATGACTTCTTGCGCTTGTGCAGATGACACCATACCTGGCTTATAGATCTCACCAATAACGTATACATCTTCGTTTTCATCTGAAGCGTAAAGCAACGTACAGGCAGGAGCGTTTGTACCAAAGTCGTGGCTTGCCCATAATCTCCACCAAGGCTTTACGTCTACATTGTCAACAACGTGCCAAGGTTTTCCAGTAATGTCAAATTCCCTAAACTCTGGAAAGAATAAGCCGCCGACACCAACTTCATGTTGGCACTCACGTAGAAACGAAACAATGCCGTAGTCATCAATTTCACGCTGGCAGACCTCTAGGTTTTTATGCACCCAGTTAGGTGTACCACCGGTAATCTTGTACCCTACACGACCGTTTTCACGCTCAATAGGTTCATATGTCAATCCCTCAAGAGCTGGCACGATTGGTGACTGTATGCGGTTCTGTAGCATATCCAGTTCACCACTCAAGGTCTGAGCCATTACGCTATTAGCGTGAATCTTGTTCTGCACAAAGACAATAGCACAGTCTGTGCTTTTAGCTGGAAGAATAGTCTGTGTGATTGTTGCTATCTTTTTCTCAACTCTATTAACGGAATCATCGAGTTCATCAATGTCATCAAGAATGATGAAATCCGGTCGAAGATGATCAAGCTTGACACCGCGAGCACCAGTATCAAGACCAAAAGCCAAAACATTAAAGCCGTTAGCAGTGCGTAACTTGCTCGCATTCCAGCCTTTAGAAAAGCCATACCGGTTAAGCGCCCTTTCAATACCGCACCTTTCCATGGTGTGTGCGATGTCAGATACGTGGCGGTCTGCGGCTTCTTGTGTAGAACAGACGTACAACAAAAAGCGTCTCGACCCTTTGACTGCAATGCGAGCTGCAATATGCTCCATGGTGGTACTTTTGCCACCTCCACGGAACCAACATTCAATCAAGGCAGGGGGTGGGTCATTGGCTTTAATAGCCTCAGCCCATTCCCAGGCTCGGATGTGATGTTCTCCAAGCTCACTGCTAATGGCGTGTGGGGCAAAGGTTTTTAACCAATGCCTATAGTCTAACGATGCTCCGTCGATAGCGAACGCCTTTCCGGAGTCATAGTCCCCAGTTTCAATAACCAAACCTATCTGATCTTCTAGAGCCTCAAGCAACGCAACCGACAAAGGTTTATCAGCCCTGGTCAGATGCCGAAACTCTTTAGGCGTATTACGTTTAACCTGATTAGCCATCAATTACCACCGCATCTTCTATTGGATCGTCAACCTCTTGTTTGTGCTGACGAAGTAGTTTATTGATTCCAGCTTTGACCGCCGTCAATACGTCTGCGTCACGCACAGATGTCTTGACCACTTCAACGATTTGCATAATCAACATGAATGCTTGATCTGCTTCAAGTGTATATGATTTCGTTTGCATCATTCGTTGTTCAGCTTCTACAAGATCAGCCCTACGTGAGATTAATTCCAATACGTCTTTAGACGCAGAGTATTCATCTAGGCTTTCTTTCAATAGATCACCAATCTGCTCAAAAGCATCGATGAAATCTGGAGACCCTAGTTTAGATCTGGCAAGGTTGTATGCCGATTCTATTTTTCGATATTGCTCTATGCTAACGCCTTCTCCAGCAGCTTCGGCTCTGACGTCAACTAAGGCGGTGATATAAGCCGTGTCATCACGTAAGCTGAATAGTTCTGGGTCTTCTCGATGTGCATCTACCTTGTCAAGTAAATCTTTACCAGCCTTGGCAAATCTACGCCGGTTAACCTTGTAGGCGTGTGCGAGGAACTGTGGTTTTTCATTACGCTTTATCAGCTCTGTACCGTGATGAAAACAAAAGTCTTGACCAGATAATGCAATAGCCTTGCATCTAACCTTCTCGCCGTTACGGTCAATTACAGCATTGCAAATTGGCTGTTCGCCGGTAGCGGTGACCCTGTACATACGTCCATCACGGTCGATGTAACGAGAGTCATTAATTTCTTGAGAATAGTTCATCTCGTAAGTATACTGGTAACGATATGAAAACTTCACCCGATCACTACCGTGCTGTTGTAAAAAAGCACTTCCAACCTGTATATGTAGCTCGTGCTTGGAACCTAGGGTTTGAGTTGTTTACGGCATTAAAGTACATTGCACGTTGCGGACATAAACCAGGGGAAAGCGAACATGATGACTTGTCAAAAGCCATTTGGTTTATTGCTTTCTATCTAACAGACAATACGGATACGTGTGACGAAGTAGTTAAATTGATTGCACCCAAAAAAACAAGCCTCCCGTAGGAGGCTTATCTTTATTTTGCGTATTCAGTACCTGCTTCGGCAAGGCGTTTAATTTCTTCGTATTTCCCGCCCTTTCCGTAATTGAATCCACCTTCTTTGCGATATGCCTTGAGTAGGTTTTCACCACGTCCAGCTTTTTCAGCATCGAGGCGCTCAACAATGCCTTTATCTTTTTGCTGAGACAGGATCTGATCGTTTTGCACTTTCTTGAATCGGTTACGAAGGCTTGCCCGTGTATCCTCATCAAGTTTATCCATCTGCATCATGTGCTCAAGGTGAGCCGTTCCCTTGTTGACACCCTTGCGAAGAGTTGCGTCAAATGCTTCTCCAAGGTAGTCATCAGGCTTGCGGATAGCGCGTTGTGATGCACGTGCTTCTTGAGTCATTGTTGACCCACCACCGCTACCACCACGGTTACCACCACCAGAGCTAGATGTTCCACCAGGGGATGGTACAAACGGTTGCTCTTGTGTTACCTGTGCAGGAGGAGTTGGCTTATTGCCACGACTCATCCAAGGAGCACGTGGGTAATCCTTTGGTGCAAGGCGATCGTAAAGCTCAGATGCTCCAGCAACAGCTGCGATACCTCCAAGCACCTTTCCACCCAACTTGCCATACTTCTTGACTGCACCCATGAAGCCACCGCCCTTACCAGCGGCAGCTGCTTCAGCGGCAACTGCACCTGGGGCAACAGGAGGAGTACCTCCGCGTCGAGCTGCACGTGCATCAGCAATGGCTTTCATATCCATGCCGGGTTCCTTCATGGAATACCCGACTTTACGTCCACTGTATTTTCCGTCAACACCGACATTGCGTGATGCAATTCCTGTTGGAGATGGAACACGTGGTGCGGCACTGCCTCTAGTCAAAGGAGTAGTGCGACGAGCTGGGCCAGTGCGTGTTGATGTAGGTGATGAAGAAGGAGCTGGAGTTGAGGACGGAGCTGGGCCACCACGGCGAGCTGCACGGGCATCGGCAATAGCTTTCATGTCCATACCAGGCTCTTTATAGGAGTAACCGACCTTCCGTCCGCTGTATTTGCCATCAACACCTACGTTGCGTGAAGCAACGCCAGTAGGCGATGGTACACGTGGTTCTGCGCTACCTCTAGTTACAGGTGTAGTGCGGCGTGGTGGCCCAGTACGTGTTGGTGGAGTAGGTGGAGGTGGTGAACCATACAAATTTGGTTTTACATATCCAGGTCGGCCTTCTCGATATATTCCTTGTCTTTTAGCACGGGCAGCATTAAACCGTTCACTAATATCATCTAACTGTGATGAAGTAATAGGATCTCTGTTAACAGCTACGCTACTCGGAGCTTCCTTGTATTGACGATTATATTTCTGTTTTGCTATCGCATATTTAACCTGCGTAGGAAACATACCTCTTACTCCAATTGCCCTGACTTTTCTTGCAGGAGATGGAGATGATGGTCGTTCATCATTAATTACTCGCCGCCCAGGCGATATTGGTGCTCGTTCTGCCACTGCTTCAGTTCCTTTTTTGCCTTCGTAACTAAGGCGTTCATTAATTTGATCACGGGTCATGCGGATACGAGGAGTACCCGCTACTGGTCGAACTTTACGTGTAGATGGGTCCGTGTAATTACGAATTTTGCTAGGTGTTGTACTACTAGCAAGTTCCCTTTGTCTGCCAATTCTTGCAGTTTTAGTACTGCTCGCAGGTATGGGCTTATTGTTACGATTGGCAAACTTGACTAATTTCTTAGCAATGGTTGGAGCGTTAAGGGCAGCAATAGTACCTGCAACTGCTCCACCACCACCGAGGACCATCATGTTTTCGCCGACTTGTTGTAATCCACGATTACTAAAAGACCCAAGCTTTTTCTCAGCGGCAATTTCTTCACGTTGTTTTCGTGCTTGCGTTTCTTTATCGTAAGCACCATTCCAGTCACGACGAACTAGACCACTCTTGAGTTTGATGTCTCGGTAGTAGCCTTTTATAGGGTCTTTACCATAGTTGATAATTTCAGACCCTTCGTATGGACCGCGTGTCGGTTTGTCAGGCATATCAGCAGTTCTTCTTGCAACCTGGACACTTACAACCAGATGGATGAGCCTTCTTTACGCCCATCATGTCCGACATAGTCTTTGCCGGTTTCATAGTCTTCACTGTCTTAGCCATTACTTTGTCCTCGCTCTTCCTTTGTAACCTTTACCAATAATCACATTGCCGTCAGGCTGTATGTGTTCTTTGCGTTCCATCATCATTATCTGACCCATAGATGGCATCCGCTTTAATCCGTGTTCTTTCATTTCCATCTGTTGCATTTGTGCTTTAGTAGGAGCTTTTTTTAATCCATGTTCACGACGTTCAATGTCTGGGAGATTACGTCTAAAAGTTTGTGCGTGATTGATATTTTTATTCATTAACAGTTCCACGCCCGTAAGCTTTTATTAATCCTGCTATTAGGATCTTTAGCTGTCTTAGAAGACGTGTTAACACGTTTCATGCCTTCCATCCTAGCACAAAAACTTTTACGCCTTGATGCGTCTTTAGGGGTCTTAGGATTCGGTGCAGGTGGTTTCAAGTTTAGACCTTCGGACTTCTTGAAATGAGCACGACCAGCCGCGTTCAGTCCACCTTTAGGATTCTGATATTTTTTAACGACACCCATAACTTGATTGTACATCAGCCAATAAGCAACTGTTGCGCCAGCAAGTCTGCAAGTATATACTGACTTGATGCTATCATCAGTCGTTTACGATCCACTAGTGATTGAAGCGTTACTGACAACAGCCTATCTACCCAAGGAGAAACAAGGTAAGTACAAGTTCAATGTCATTGATCATAAAGAAGGTACATACATTGACGAGTTTACTAAGCCTTATGAGATGTGGATAGTCTCTATTGATAATGACAAAGAACGTAAGTACTTTGTCTGCAATAAAGAGGAGTCACGAATCAGCCTTGAATACTTTAAAACAGACACATCTGCCTACAGATGTTGGAGCACATATGAGCACCGATACGCAGGAAACAACAGTGATTTCAGCCGAAAAACCAGGACTGCTACACCCACTATCCGCACGAGAGTTGGAGATTTTGAAGCAGTTGGACGGCAAGAGAACAGCCAAAATGATCGGCGTAGCACTCGGAATCAGCCCACGGACAGTCCAGTTTCACACGGACAATCTGTATTGGAAATTGGCAGTTAGCGGAATTAACGCACGTGATCGTGCAGTCAAACGTGCGCGCGAGCTTGGATTATTGAACTAATGCGCTATTTGAGTGTATGTAGTGGCATTGAAGCAGCTACAGTTGCATGGGAGTCCCTTGGGTGGACTCCCGTTGGTTTTTCAGAGATAGAACCTTTTCCATGTACGTTATTGGATCACTACTACGAAGGCGTATCAAACTTTGGAGATCTGAATGAATACAAACAATGGGACATCCATAGAGGTGCAGTTGACCTTATCATTGGAGGAACCCCATGCCAGGCATTCTCCATCGCTGGACTCAGAAAGGGATTGGATGACCCACGTGGTAACCTCGCCCTTGCCTTTGTCGGCTTGGTTGACAAGCTGCAACCAGAATGGCTCGTCTGGGAAAATGTCCCAGGTGCTCTTAGCGTCAATCAAGGACGAGACTTTGGAATCTTCCTTGCTGCCCTGGCAGAGATCGGCTATAGCATCAGCTACCGGATTCTGGACGCTCAATACTTTGGAGTCCCCCAAAGACGCCGTCGAATCATCCTTGTTGGACATCGTGGAGCAGACTGGAGACCATCTGCAGCCGTATTATTTGAGTCCTCAAGCTTCAGCCGGAATAATCCGAAGAGCCAAACAGCGAAACAAACCGCTTCCACCGGAGTTGGAGGCAGCGTTGGAATCAGTAATTCAGAAGGGTACGCAGGAGTCCCCTGCCTAACCTCATCTAACCTGATGAAGGGCATAAATAATCAGACCCCGCTAGTATATGAAAGTCATCCAAACGATAGTCGTGTTACAGGTCCAGTTGACGTATGCCCAACAGTAGCAGCTCGATGGGGAACCGGTGGTAACAATACACCATTGGTGCAGTCCACGATAGCGTTAGCTGAGAACACCATAGGTAGACAACCGCACAATGGCGGTAACGGTAATGGCTTTACAGTTGACGGTCCAATGTACACGCTCAATGCTACTGGCGTTCATGGCATAGCCTATACATTCAACCCAGCTAACGTCAGGTTAGGTAACAATGTTGAGTTATCTCAAGTAACGCAAACACTGCTTGCCAGCCAGGCAAAGAACGGTGATAATCAACCTCTGGTTCTAACTGCTCACGCCTTTGAACCTGGGTCTGTAGCAAGGAATGCCGGCCCATCCGGCATCAGTGATCTATGCCCAACGCTACGAGCTGATATGGGCGATAACAAGCCAGCTATACTGCAACAACCAGCAATGAGTGTTCGCAGATTGACTCCTACTGAATGCGAAAGATTACAGGGATTCCCTGATAACTATACGAACATTCCGTTCTATCGTCGTAAGGGATACGTGTACCCGGAGCGGTACGGCAAGTATCATCATCCGGATGGGTGTGAGTCAAAGCTTGTTACAGCGTCTGATTCTGCGAGGTATAAAGCCCTAGGTAATTCTATGGCGATACCTGTTATCTCATGGGTAGGCAGAAGAATACAGATGTGTTCCGACATACTAAAAAGCACCCGGTAAGGGTGCTTTCTTTATTGTCTGGCGTCTTGTGTGTTTAGCCATGCTTTGTAAGTTACCGGGATTTCTTCCGCAAGTATCTCACCGATAGCCTTAGCAACGAGTTGATGTTCGAGTTGTGTATCTGATTGAGTTCTAAGCTCAACATAATGCAACCAAGAACGAATGCTCCCAGTCATGTACAGTTTAGTTGGAGCCGATAAAGGCAGTACAAACCTGGCTGTTTCAGTTGCAAACCCGGCATCGAGCAAGTTGTCATAGCATTCATATGCATATGAAATTGCTGAATCAGCATCGGTCAACGCTCGCATCTGTTCATCTGTAATATTATCTGGATCTAGCGGGAGACTAGATTGCCTGTTAGTTGCACCAGCTAACCTCTGATCTGGCAGGTGTTGATCTTCAGCAATGACAGCCGAATACCTTTGACTAAACTCCTGGAATGTAAAACTTCTGTGCCTCAAGATTTGCGGACTGATTGCACGATTAGTCTCAATGGAAAAACAAGCATATGCCTGTTCAAATACAGACCAGTGGTTTTTCCTAATGCAGTACTCCAGCAGCTTGAGTGATTCTGAGTTTTGATTTTTTGGATTACTGACACGGGCTATGTATGCCATCGTTAATTCAGCTTTAGGTGTAATCCATACAAGTGATGCTGTATGGTTAGTCATTCAGTATTCTCTCCCATCGAGTCTTCTTGGTGTCAGGTTGGTCTTTACGACGAGGTACACCGTCACTATGCTCCCACTGTCCACCACGTGTAGTTGCTACAAGCTTCCATCCTGATGCAGTAAGAGATACCCCAGGTTCACATTCCAGGATATATGTCTGTATCTTTTTAAAGCCCATTTCTTTAGCAACCCTAGCGGCAGCTCCATAGAGTTTTGAGCAAGCGTTTGGCGTTCCATCAGTGCATAAACGTGTTACTTCGCATACTTCAAGTGGGTCACCAGAGTTACGGCATACAGGTCTTCCAACTATAACTATGCCTACCAATTGACCTTCATCGTTTATGCACCGAAGGCTAAAGCGATGACCCACTACTGGTTTATGATGCCTGTGATTATCTGCAATGTACTGATTAGCATCACGCAGATTAATAGGCTGGACTTTCACTTCTTAGGAATGTCCAATTCATCGTATTGATTCTTAGCGTCTTTTTCCTTGTTACTAACAAGGCTATTCTCCAGTACCTCAACATATGTTTTTGTTGAGTGGAGATCAAGATACAAAGATTGAATCTTAGCCTTAGCTTCAGCCAGTTCTTTCTGCGCTTTATCTGAACGAAGGATTTCCTGGACTAAACGATCTTGTGCTCTTTTGAGGTCATCGGACAACTCTCGTAAATATGTAAATGGATTTCTCATAGTTAACCTAAAGGTGCAGTGTTTCCACTGCACCAATGTTATTCAGCAAACGGATCTTCGATATCGGAGTCAGCTACAGCTTTTGGCACTGCGGATGATGCGGTGAATCCACCAGGGTCACCCTCTTTAGCCTTATCCAATGGAGTAAGGTCATCGACGAGGATCTCATAAACCTTACGCTTAGTGCCGTCTTTGGCTTCGTATTCACGTGTGCGAAGCTTGCCAACTACAGCTACCAACCGACCCTTGCGAAGGTAGTCACCAGCAAAGGATGCAGTCTGACCAAATGCGGATGCTTCAAAGAAGTCAGTTTCCTTCTCGCGTCCACGACGATCAACAGCAATGCGCAAGCCAGCAACAACCTTACCTGTGGTTGTATTTCGAATATCTGGATCAGCACAAAGCCGTCCAACCAGGGTGATGCAGTTCATCATAGTACTTCACCGTCATCCAGATGGAATTCAGGCAACGTAACCTTAGATGCACTATTGATGTTGATGATGGAATCAGCAAGCTCAAGAAGTACCTTTGTAGGAACGCTCTTGTTGTTACTGCTGATGGTTTCGCTGTACAGGAAATTCCATGCCTGAGTAGGTGTAAAGACGATGGTCTCCGGATTCTCATCTGTTTGATGAGTAATGTGCAGCTGCGTTCCGATGGACGTTAGTTGGATCTTGATGTCAAAATCCGAGTCGCGCCCTTGTTTACAGATTGTAATCATTCTGTAGTCCTTCCGTGGTAATCAAACAGTAGTATTATACCCGTAAGTAAGCACTGGTTCCAATGTGATTATTCGTTTTGTTACAATAGGTAATGGAAAAGCAATACAAGTCCAGTGGTCGTGTCATTGACTCTGACGTCAGTGCGTACTATGCCAAGAACGATCGTATGCAAGGTGGATTTACAACAGCTAGAGGAAATCCTGTTGGGCGTGGACGTGTAGCTGTAGATCCCAAAGTTATTAAACTTGGATCAAAGATGTTTATCCCTGGTTATGGATGGGCTACTGCTGATGACACCGGCGGAGCCATAAAGGGCAATAGAGTGGACCTTGGTTATGGTGCTACAGAAGGTCAGGTTGCCAAAGATTACGGACATCAAAACCAAAAGGTCAGCGTTTATCCGCCAGGTACAGATGTTGGCAATGCAAAGAATCCCGAAGAATATGAGCAACGCGCTCGTGAAGGATTTAACTTTCAAAACGTAGTTAGACCCGTTCCAAAGAAACCTATTGAAAAAGCTATGAATCAACAGTTCGCTCCATCTGCAATCTCTAACAAAAGTGCAATGGGAACAATGATGATGAATAGCCAGGCTGGAATGTATCCTCCATCCGCAAGCCCGATCAATATGCAACAGTTGATGATGAAGTACGGTAGGCAGTAAACCTAACGTACTTCTCGATACTTAGCGAGCTGACCCGGATCTGTAATCAATGGTTGATTTACAGCTTTGTCAAATGCTTGTTGCTTGTAAAGTTTGTTCATGAATGCGTTATAAAGCTGAAAACCTTGTTCTTCACTTAGTCCATCACGGCGCATAACGTGACCCATATATTCATAAGCAGGATCAATACCTCGTTGTAGTGCAAAGTCAAAAATTTCACCAAGCTGCTTGTTGATCATCGGGCTGGAATTAGTAGGTCCACCAAGTTGCTTTGCACCCTGCATTGCTTTGCGTGGAGCTTCTCCAAAGTTACTAGGGCTAACAGGTGCACCAGCCGTTACGGAGTCCTTATAAGCCTGAGATGGCTTACTTTCCAATCCAAGGAGCTTTTCCCAGTAAGTAGCAGGTGGTGGGTTAAGAGCCGTGGCTTTGTTTTGCTCAAATCGAGCAGCGTTAGCTGTTGGGTCAAAAGCTTCTTTGACGTGTGGCGCTACCATGTCTGCGCCGTATGCAATCATGGTTGTACGTGGGTCAGCAGCTAACTTTACAGGTGCTCCACCTTTATTGGCAACGGTTTGATTCAGCCTAGCAATACGGGCTAATGATCCAACATCTCCAATGACTCTACCTGGTGAAGCTTCGTAATCACCTTGAGCTAGACTAACACCACTGTTGGCAAGGTTAAGCCCATCAACCATACTAGTACCAACGCCTTTAGCAATGGTTTTGAAAGCGGATGGCTTTTTACCCATAGTCCTAAAAGCACTAGTCTTAGTTAATGGATTACTTGGTTCAGAGCTAGCTAGTTTTGTATTACCTCGTACGCGAGCAATGGTTCCTGGATCCTTAGATAGGATACGGTCAACAGTGGATGGTTCTGCCGCTGGAGCACCAAACCTGCTTAACGCAGCTCTACCTACGCCTACTGCCGTATTAGCGGCATCTCTAAACCAATCTGCTTTAGCCATGACTCATTATAACGGGTAAGTCATACGGAGTTTTCTCCTAGGGAGAAAGGTGATTACAGAGCGTTTACGTGCATGGCGATCACCGATCCCGTAGGTAATATATCAGACTCTTATTTGGACTTGGTATTTTGTTTTGACCACTTAGCTAGGCTATTACTGCTAGACTTTGGGCCTACGTAACCACCACCAGAAGCCTTGTACTTTTGTGTGGCTAACTGTGCTTTGCGAGCTGACCATTGACCAGGATCTCCACCCTTGGTTCCTGATTTGACACTGGAGACGATGGTCTTCCACATACCGGGGTCTTTTTTTGTTGCGCTAGACATAGCCTATTATAACAAAAGCCACCCCGGTGCTTATTCAGGGTGGCTCATTTGGTTGTTGTTCTAACACTCACCGTCAGGTGGCGTAAATATTATACCAAGCATTAGACAGCAAAAAGACCAACGTGGCCGGTTGGTCTTTCTTTTGCAGAGTCTAACAGTCAACTAGGTTTTCTGGCCTTTCGTTAACTGATCTTTCGATCCCTTTGATATTACCGTGGATGTAACCTTTTTGTTGGCATCAACAAGATGGTCGTACACGTCCTTCCGCATAAACATCTCTGTGTTTCCTTTACTAGAAGTTGCATCGTGTAACTTTTTAGCAAAGGTTTTAGCAAAGCCCATCGGAGGTAACTGGTGTTTCTTTTTCATTCCACAACTCCCAATCATCTTGGAGTAACTCCCTAATACCAATAGGTATTACCCCTTTCTTTTCAAATGACACATATAGGCTAACAGCAACGATGTCACCATCAAATAGCTTTGCATAGATCAAAGGCAACCATATTGACCGCCTTACGTTTTTGCCATCGCGTAATGCTTGTAGTGCTTCTATTCCTGTCATTCCACTACCTTTTTGTTGACGCCAACAACATCGTCCATTGACTCCAGTGTGAGTACAATCCAGTCCTTTGCTGCCAAGTCTTCAAGTGATAAGTCAAGTCTAAAGACTATGGTTTCGCATCCAGTCTCACTATTAGCATAGACAAACCATTTGTCTTCTACGTCGTAGTAATAGAATATCTTGTCAGGCCAAGCCCTACGCCTAAACGCCAACCCATCTTCAATCAAGCCAAGGATGGCACATAACGATGTAGGCTTCAGATTGACCTCGCCTCGGTTGTAAGCTGACTTAATCCGATGTACATGCGACTTACCGATACCAAACGTTCTAGCAATGGCATCCAACGTCATGTTTTTATCGAGCATCTCATATATCTTCTCAACCTGATCAGGCGTCAGTTTTCGTCTAAGATCCGTAGTCAACGCCTTCTTAGCTCCTGGCCAGAATAGCGAAACAGTGCCTTAAGCGTTTCAATGTCCAGCTGGGGTAACTCATTAGCCAGGTCACGAGAAGCCAAATAGTCACCGATAACCTGGTCTTTGTATCTGCTTACACCGAGAGCATTGCATACGAACAAGACGATCTTTTCTTTCATTGTTGCTTACCTCGCAAGTATTATATCGAATATATCGTATGGCACATTAACTGTTAAGGTTTCTACGGCGGTAGAAAGGTGTTTTTAGGGAGATACTCTGTAGCCGGGGGGGATATTCTTTAATAAGAATAGGGGGGATACATTGCCATACCCCCCACACATCACACAAATATAAGAGTAGGGGAGGGGGGTGTATCGGGAAGGCACGTCAGTATGCACACACCTCCGGTGGAGCGGAGCGACACCGGACAAGAGGACGGCAAGGGCTGGAACCAGGGATAGGATGAGAGATCGAACGCCAGCTAACCTAGCGGACACAACATACTAAGACCGAGCGAAGCGAGGTTTTATAAAAGCTGACTTTTGCCGGATCCGTACAATTTCTCCTAGGATACATACAATAAACTTACTTGCTTACTTGATACAATGATGCGTAGGCAAACGGGCTTGCACAGTCACATACTAGGGGTTGGCAATGAGAATCTTACGTGCGGTTTTGTTCCTTATCATGGCAGGCGTTCTGCTATGCGGATGCACGGACGGCAGGATTGACAATGCCACCGATAAAGTTTCGAGGTTTTAGCATTATGGTACGTTTAGCATTATCGTTTGAGATAAGTTGCACCGATTTTGAGTCGGCACAGCAGGTTCTATTGACAATGCAGAATCACGGGTTGTCATTGGCAGGTTTTAGCGAACCTACTGTGCAATGGAACAATCAATGGTTACTGGACGGTCTGATTGTTCACATTGAGAATCTCGAATTGGTCGGCGAATTGTCACCCGTTCCATTCTTGGCTCTTTACAATCTGGTGTCCCTTTGGGCAATTGTTCTTGAGGTGGAATACACAGGCTCTGTTGTATTGCCTGACGGCGTCGAATATGACTTGAGCGGGGAGATGTCATTCATCGACAATTCATGGAAACATGACCAAAGGGCGGGAGTCTACGCGGGGGATACCGAATAATGGAACATCGACCTATTCCCTATAACTTGCAGGAACAATGCAAGCTGCACGGTTTGACAATCGAAGATTGTTCCACCTTGTACGGATTCTCTGGACATAATCAACGGTTCCATGTCAAGCGGGGCGATACCGTGCTGTCAGTTGGCACGGTTGCCAAAGTAGGGGAGTACCTTGCAGGGTACTGCGATGCAGTCCGGCACAGTAGGGAGCTGCAACCCACAGAGTAGGGGAGGGGAGGGGAGCGGAAACGCTCCCCTTTGTTGTTTATACACCTTAGCTATGGCAGGGGA